GCAACCCTCCAACGAGGCCCAGATCGACGGCGCCATCGACCGCCTCGGCAACGAGGGGATCGAAGCCATCGGCGCCGCCCTCAAGACCGAGGAGCCGGCCGCCGCCACAGCGGGAAACTCAGCCGGCGCCCCGATCTGACGGACACGCTCTTCCTCGTCCGCGACGGGGTGTCGTTCGACGTCACCTTCTCGCTGCCCAAGCGCGAACGCCTCGCCTGGGTCGTGATCTTGGGCACGATCGAAGAGACCGCACGACGGGGCGTCAGCGCCCGTCCCATTAGGCCGCCACCCGCACCATCCATCGCGGAGATCCCCCATCCCGCCCCAAACCCCCGGCCAAGCCGCCGCCGCCCTCGCCAATCTCCCCATCACGGAAACCCTCACCACCGCGCTCGACGCAGCCGCCACCCGCCTCGCCGACGCAATCCGCGCCGAACTCGCCACCCCGCCTGGCGGCCCCCATGACCACCCCTGGCGCCAAACCGGCGCCCTCCAGGCCAGCATCGCCCACACCACCAACGGGCTCACGTCACAGATTGGCACCAGCGACCCGGCCGCGGCACCACAGGAATACGGCACCGCCACCATCCCGCCGCGCCCCTTCCTCGCCCCCGCCGCCACCGCGCTAGCCGAACCCATCGCCCACGACATCGCTGCCGCCCTCACCGCCCTCCTCGCGCGCGCCATGAAATAGGCAGCGCCTAACATCAAGGCACTCGGATGACTGAATCCTACGAGATCGGCATCTCCCTCGCACTCCAGGATGGCGTCAGCGCCGGCATCGACATCATCCGCCGTGACCTCGCCGCCCTGGACCGCGCCATTGCCGCGACCGCCGCAAACCTCGCCCATCTCCGCGGCGCGGAGGCTGCCGCCGGCATCAGCGCCCCGCCTCCACCGGCCCCCCGTCCCGCATCTACCGGCCCCGCCCCACCGCCGGCAGAGCCGCCATCCCCGAGCTCTGCTAGATACGCAGAAGCCTTAGCCGAACCCGTTTTTTTTTCGGAACCAATTGCCGCTCCCCCAGCCGCACCCAGCCTGACCGTTCAACGCGCCCGCGGCGGCGCCGCGGCACCCAGCGCCCCGCTGCCTGCGCCGCCGCCGCCCCACCCTCTGCCGGCCCAGAGTCCTGCACGTCCCGCCGCGCCCCCGATACGCATTCCAAGCCAGCCAAGCGCCACGCCATCTGCGCCCGCTGCTCCGTCAGCCAGCCAGCCACGCCTACCCGCGCTGCAGCAAGCACCCCCGTCACCGACACGCGCATTCCAACCACCGGCGCCAGCACAAGCAGCCACGTTTCCGGCACAGTCCACCCGACCAGCCGCGCCACCGCCGGGCGACACTCGTCTGTCCCAGCCGCGTATCCCAGCCGCACCGGCGCCGCAGCGGCCCCCAAGGACCGACGCAGTGCCCGCTTTACCGCCACCGCCCGCATTACGCCCGGCATTCACCACGTCAACAGCAACACCAGCCGCCCGGCACCCTCATCACGCTTATGCAAAACCAAGCCACATCCATCACACCCGCCAACCACCCCCCCTAACACCACTGTCCCCCACGGCGCCTCCAGCCTCGGCAATCCCGCCGCCCAACAACCCGGCTGCGCCATCACCCTTCCCTGGGGCCCAACCCTCCTTCGCCCCACCCCCGCAACCGCCGCAGCCCATGACCCTCCAGGGCGACGTCATCCTCGACGGTGCCCGTGTCGGCCGCTGGATGGCCAGCACCCTCGCCCGCCAGGCCGCCCGTCCCCCCGCCGGCCCCACCGGCCCCGACCCCCGCCAGACCCCGCTCTGGTCCGGCCAAGCGCAAGGCTACTAAATGTCCGATTTCAGCCTGACCCTCGGCCCTGTCGCCTTCGCCGGCTTTGAAATCCCCAGCAGCATCACCCTCGGCGGCAAACAGCGGCTCGCCGTCCACAAACTGCCCGGCGGCATTCGCATCATAGACGCCATGGGGCCGGACCCGGCGGACCTCGCCTGGTCCGGCATCTTCACCGGCCCAGACGCAGCCGACCGTGCGCGCATTCTCGACACGCTGCGCGTCGCCGGCCTTCAGCTCCTGCTCACGTGGGATGCCTTCCTGTACACGGTCATCATCGAAAGTCTTGAGGCCGACTATCGCAGCCCCTGGTGGATCCCCTACCGGCTATCCTGCACCGTCGTCCGGGACGAGGCCGCCGCTCTGGCGACCAGCGTGCTCTCTCTGGCCCCATCAATTGCGGACGATCTCGCAACCGCCGGCCTCTTCGCCACCACCGCCGCATTGGCCGTCAGCGCGCCGGGCGCCACCACGGCCGGGACCGCCGCCTACATCACCGCCACCGCCGTACTGAACACTACCGTCACCAGCCTGGACACGCAGATCGCCGCGGCCGAACCCCCAATCCAGGCCAGCGATGTGCCCACCGCCGCCACCGCCTGCGGATTGCTAGCCCAACTGACTGCCGCCCGCGCCTACACCGCACGCGCGGCCCGCAACCTCGCCGCTGCCAGCACCTGAGGGGCCACCATGCAAACCATCACCGTCGCCGGCGGCAACCTCTTCCAAATCGCCGCTGCGCAACTGGCGGACGCCACCCAATGGATCCGCATCGCGCAACTCAACGCAATCGCAGATCCCATGCTGTCCGGTCTCGTCACCTTGAAGCTCCCAGACCCGAACCCGGCTGCCGGAGGCGGAATTGCCAGCCAGTAGCGTCCGCACCCCGGCGCTGAACGCCCTAGCCAACGGCAGGCCCATTCCCGGCGTGATAGATCTCGACGTGCTTGACAACGCCCATTTCGCAGCCGGGCGTTTCCGCCTTCGCGCCGCCATGCCCGCCGCGCAGGCCGCTGCGTTACTCGACTCAGACACGGTCCTGGACCTCCAGGTCTCCTTCGGTGGGTCGCCTACGAGCCTCATCCAGGGCCAAGCCGATAGCATCCACGTCGACCCAATCCGCAACACGATCGAGATCGATGGCCGAGACCTGACCGCTCGCCTGCTTGACGCCCGCACGCAAGAGACCTTTGCCAATCAGACGGCCAGCGAGATCGCAAAAACCTTGGCCGGCCGCCATAGCCTCACCCCCGTCGTCACCACCACCACGACCCTTGCCGGCCGGTATTATGGCGCTGAACATGACCGCATCACACTTGGTCAATTCTCCCGCGCCACGACCGAGTGGGACCTTCTCACGTTCCTCGCCGCCCGCGAGGGGTTCGATGTTTTCGTCACTGCGCAAAGCCTATATTTTCAGCCCCGCAGCCAGACCGCGGCGCCCTTGCTGCTTACGCCTGGCGATTGCATCACTATCTCGCTCGAACGCGCTTTGACGCTGGCGCGGGATATTGAAGTCACGGTCAAGTCCTGGAACACCAGGCACCAGGCTGCGTTCACACAAACCGCCAAAAGCACGGCCAAAGGCAGCCGTGGCGGCACGCCGCAACGCATTGTCGTGGTCCGCCCAAACCTCCAGCCAAATGATGCCCTGCAACTCGCCCAACGCATCCTGGCCGACTTGTCCAGCCATGAACGTATCGTCCATGCCGATATCCCGGGCGAGCTCACCCTCAGCAGCCGTAGCCAGATCACCCTGAGTGGCACCGGCACGGATTTCGACCAAACCTATTACATCGCCGAACTCGACCGGCATTTCAGCCTCGCCCACGGCTTCACCCAGCGGCTGCGGTTGAAAAATGTCGATCCCAGTAATGGCGCGACCATCCCCGCCGACGCGGCAACCCCGTAGGATTCCCCATGGACCGCTTGCTGAACGCCCTTAAAGGCCAAAGCGCCAACCAGGATCAAGCGGCCGGCACGCCGCGCTTCGGCCTCGTCACCTCCATTGATCCTGCCACCGCCACCGCTCGCGTGACGCTGCAGCCGGAGGGCGTTCTCACCGGGTGGCTTCCCCTCCTCACCCCCTGGGTCGGTAACGGTTGGGGTCTCGTCTGCCCGCCGTCACCCGGCGACCAGGTGTTGGTCATTCCGCAGGAAGGTGACGCAGAACATGGCTTGATCATGGCAGCGACATGGTCTGATCGGACAACGCCCCCAGCGGCGCCATCCGGCGAGTTCTGGCTGGTCCACAAATCCGGCAGCTTCCTGAAGCTACAGAATGACGGAACCGTCCAAATCAAGGGCGACCTCCACGTCAGTGGGGATGTCTATGACAGCCACGGCCCGATGAGCGGCTTACGCGGCCACTACAACGCCCACGTCCACCCCCCGCAAAACAGTCAAACTAGCCAGCCAGACTAACACCAGCTCTAAGGACCAGCCCAGTGCCCGATATCTCCCATTTATGGGGCAATGACCTCGCCTTCTCCCCGACGGGCGACCTCGCTGCGGCTGATATACCAACTCTAACGCAGCAGCGCGTGCTCCGCCGTCTATTAACGAACCCTGGCGACTATATCTGGGCGTTGGACTACGGCGCCGGCCTCGCAAACTTCGTCGGCCAGCCCGGCGCCGCGGCCGCGATCCGCGCCGCGATCCGCGGACAAATCTTCAAGGAAGCGGCCGTAGCCCAAACGCCTGAGCCAATCATCGACCTCCAACCAGACCCTTCCGGCAGCATTTACGTCCATATCCGCTACGCCGACGCAGCGACGTCCATCACCCAGACCCTCGCCTTTACCACCTGAATCGCTGCAAGCGCCCCCCAGTCAGTTCAACCGAGAGCACCAACTATGCAGCTTCAGCTCCAGGATTTCACCACGCTGGTCCGCAATATGTCGGCCAGCGTGCAGGGCAGTGCCACTGCTCTCATCGACGTCACCACCGGAAGCATCATGCGCGCCATTCTCGAGGCCAACGCCTCCATCGCGCTCTGGCTCCAATGGTTGATTGTCCTGGTCCTCGGCCAGACCCGCGCCGCCACATCGGCCGGCGCTGATCTCGACTCTTGGGTCGCCGACTTCTCACTGGCCCGCCTCCCAGCGCAAGCCGCTTCGACAACGGCCATATTTTCCCGCATCACACCCGGCCTTGTCGCGAGCATCCCCGTCGGCGCACAGGTCAAAACCGCCGACGGCACGCAGACCTTCGCCGTTCTCGCCGACCCCTCCAATCCGGCATACGTGCCCGCCACCACATCCTACACCCTTGCAGCCGCTGCCAGTTCCATCTCGTTGACCGTTCAAGCCATCACACCCGGCGGCGCAGGCAATGTGCAAGCGGGACTCATTTCAATGCTCGCCACCGCGATCCCGGGCGTCGATGCCGTCACCAATCAATATCAGGCGCAGGGTGGGCAGGACGCAGAGCCTGACCCCGCCCTCCGTGCGCGCTTTGCGAATTTCATCGACAGCCGCTCCCGCGCAACACCGGCTGCGATCGCCTTCACCATCGACTCGCTGCAACAAGGGCTCAGCCACGTCATAACTGAGAATATCGACGCGTCGGGTGCGGCGGCGCCAGGAACGTTCCTGGTCACCATTGACGATGGCTCCGGTTATCCACCCAGCGCGCTCCTCTCTTCCGTCGCCTCCGCGGTCGATACCGTGCGCCCAGTCGGCACCCAATTCTTTATCCTGGCGCCCACCGCCCTGACAGCGACCATCAGTCTTACAATCACTGTGTCGGATAACAACAAGCCCGCTTCACAGGCCGCCGTAACGACCGCACTCCAAGCCTATGTGGCAGCACTGCCGATCGGCGCACCGCTCCCTGTCTCGCGCGTCGCTGCCATCGCCTACGCCGCCGCGGCGAACATCACAAACGTTGCATCCATCACGATCAACGGTGGCGGCGACCTTATACCGGCTACCACAGGCGTGGTCGTACCTGGCACCATAACGGTCAACTGAAATGACTGGCAGCCCGTCCGACATCATCGCCCGGCTCAAGGCCGTTCTGCCTACACGCTGGTTCCCGGATGAAACTCCAGTCTTGGACACCATCCTGGCCGGTATCGCTACAGCATGGGCCAGCCTTTACGGCCTCTTGGCGGCAGTCCAACTCCAATCCCGGATCGCGACCGCCACCGGCCAATTCCTCGACGGCGCCAGTTCCGATTTCTTCGCAGCGCGCCTCCCACGGCGCAATACCGAATCGGACGACGCATTCCGAATTCGCATCCATCAGCAACTGGTGCGTGAACACGCCACCCGCGCCGCCATTGTCTCCATCGTCACTGACCTCACGGGCAAAGCGCCAATCGTGTTTGAGCCTGCGCGCGTTGCCGATACTGGCGGCTACGCGACAAGCGGATTGGCCTACGGTGCCGCAGGCGCGTGGGGCAACCTCCTTCTCCCTTTTCAGATTTTCGTAACGGCCCACCGCGCCCAGGGCATCGGCATCGCCAATGTCGCCGGCTACGGCACAGCTGGTCCTCTAGCACGCGCTAGTCTCACTGCAGCCGCTGGTCAGGTGACC